GCGCGAAGAACTTCACGAAATCAAAAGACGACCTCGTCTATCTGGAACCCTTCAGTATCAGTACAACATGACTGTCCACGCAAAAGCGCAGCTCTCCAAAACTGGCAAAGACCCAAAGGTCCGAATGATCTATGGCGTCCCTAAAAACCACGTTCTTGGCCAAGCTCAATTTTACTGGCCTGTCTTCAACTACCACAAATTCTGTAAACGCGACGAAACGCCACTTCTCTGGCCTTACGTCACTGTCCTTGGCGGCTGGCACCGTATGAACTACGACCTCCTCAAGCTACACGCAGAAACTTACATTCTAGTCGACTGGTCTGGATTCGACTTCCACACCACATTCGAACTCATCAACGATTCTCAAAACGACGATCGCATGATGTTTGACTTTGACAACGGATACATTCCTACTCAAGACTACCCTTACACCGAAGCTAACCCTCAACATTTCGAAAACCTTTTCGACTGGCTGAACGCTTCAACCACTAATCTACGATTCAAGATGCCTGACGGCTCTGTATGGATTAGACTACACCGAGGAGTACCCTCTGGCCTGTTCACAACACAATGGCTCGACGGACGCATCAACACCCGTATGCTACTCACCATCCTCTCCAAACTTGGATTCGACATCAACACTGTCTGGATCAAAGTGCAAGGCGACGACTCTATCACAGCTGTGAAGATCTTCATCCCTGCAAACCAACACACCGAATTTCAACTTGCTTTCGCACACGAAGCCAAGTACTACTTCGACGCCGTTGCACGTCCCGAAAAGACTGAAATCAGCAACGACACCCAAAACCTAGAGATACTAGGATACCGCAATAACAACGGTCTCCCATACCGCGACTGGCACCAACTACTGGCCCAGCTTCTCTACCCTAAATCGCGCAAACCCACTTACGAAACACTAATGGCACGCTCAATTGGCATCACTTATGCCGACTGCGACTCACACCCTGAAGTCCGCCGCGTATGTCACGACGTATATTCGTACCTCTACAACTTAGGCTACCGACCTGACCCCGCTGGACTAGCTGGACTACCTTTCACGCTAGAAGAATCTGACTTCGAGATCCCTCTCGATCACTTTCCTACCCCCAACGAGATCACCAAGTACCTCCGATCTTTTCATCAGTATTCTGAAGAAAATCGAAGGCGCTACTGGCCCTCGCACTTCCTCAGCTCTCACTGATGCTGCACCGTGCAGTATGGACTTAAACCATTCTTAAAATAAAAAAAAATTATAAAAATAACATTAAA